GCGGACTTCGCGTGGGCCTCGACGGCCGCCATGAAGTCCTTGGGCTGCTCGGCCCCCTCGCCATCCTTGGGCGGGGTCTCGCCGTCCGAGGCGCTGAAGCCGGCGGCCTTCGCGGACTCCCGCACCTTCTCCTCGGCCGCCGTGAGCTTGGCCTGCAGGTCCTTGTTCTCGGCCGCCAGAAGGTCGGCGGCTGCGACCTTGGCCTGGGCCACGTCGGACCCGCCCAGGAACTGCTCGCCCACGAACGCCGGGCGGTCCGGGAACGCGGCCTGCAGATCGGCGAAGCGCTTCCGCTCCGCGTCCTGGGCCGTGGTCGTCGCTTTCTCTGCGGCGGACGCCTTGAGATCCTTGGCAGCGTCGGGATACTGCTCCTCGACTGCCGCGGCCGTCATCGTCGTGTCGGCCATGTCTGAGTCCTCCAATGAAACAGGTTTCGGAATCCGCACGGTCCTGCCGCCTTCACTGGCGGCGAGTGAGGTTTCCGTCTCGGAATCCACGCCCAGGGCACATGCGGACGCCTCCATGAGGCGGCAGCCGCGCCAGATCTCGACCGGGCCCTCGATGGTCCGGCCGTTCACGTTCATGCTCGCGCCCGTGTCCAGGTAGTCGATGTGGTCCGGCTTGCTGTAGCGCGCCGAGGCCTCGAGCGGCACGCCCTGCTCGAGCAGGCTCGTGATCTCGTCGGCCGCGGCGTTGTTCTTGAGGATGGGGCCGGCCACGTCGACCTCGTGCTCGATGTCGATGCGGTCCGCATAGCCGAAGATCTCGCGCGTTGCGTGCTCGAAGAGGGCCGGAATCTTCTGCTTGTGCTTTACGGTCGAAAGGTCGATGGCCACGCGGCCGAACCAGGCATGTTCCATGACGCCGCCCGAATAGAGGCGCATCTTGAACCGCCGCTGCTTCTCGTCTCCCTCGGCCGCGGCGAGCGACAGGCCTTCCTCGCGGAAACTCATGGCCGCAATGGGCACCTCGCGGAACTCGGCGTCGGAGAGGGCCGCGTTTCCCTGGGCTTTGTCCCACTGACTGTGGCACACGGCCGCGCGCTGCTTCTGGTCGGGGTATTCCTTGTTCATGGTCGAATCCCCCATGCAGCGGCTGACGAAGTCCTGTTGCTTCTCGCCTTTCTTCGGCGTCGGGAGCGGCATCACTGTCCCCTTTCACTCGTGGGGGCCGGCTGGGGCTCGGGCAGGCCCGCAGTCTCTCTTGCCTTGTAGTCCTTGGCGTTCACGTCGAGGATCTCGTCCGCGTCGCCCGCGCCCATCTTCACGACTACGGCCCGGCGCGTGGTGAAATTGTGCTGCACGGCCAGAATCGAGGCCTTCACGTCCTTGAGCGGGTCGATCCACGGCCACTTGGGCGCGTTCCACTCGTGATGGAAGGCGTCGTCGTTGGGCGGGAGCTCGCCGTGCTTCATGGCGTGGCTGATGGCGTATCGCCACACGCGGCGGAGGAAGTGGTAGTCGAGCCACGTCTGCCAGCCCTCGAACGTGCGGTATGCCTGCTGCATGGCGGCGCGCGTGTTGCTGAAGTTGCTGTGCGAGAAGTTCAGGAGGATCAGCTCGAGCGGCAGCCCCAGGTTCCGGCCGCAGAAGCGGGCGAGCGTGTCCACGAGCTTGTCGAACGCCTGGCTCGGCTGCTCGGGCTTCACCTGCTCGACGCCCTCGGTCTCGGGCAGGTACATGATGGAGCCGGGTTCGAGTTCCTCGACCTGCTCTGAGGCGTCCGAGCGCGGGTTGGTCTCCTCGGTTCCGCGCGCGGTCTCGTAGCCCGAGGAGGTCTTCACGATCAGTCCGAACATGGCCGCCATCTGCGAGGCGATCACCACGGACTCGATGTAGTCCTCGAGCCGGTCCAGTTCGTTGAGCACGGGAGCCAGGACGGGGACCCCGCGCGTGGCGCTGAAGCGCGTGGGGCGGTAGAGGTGGATGAAGTCGCGCGCGGGCACGGGCTTCGCGTCGGACACGTAGGACCCGTTCGGGTGCGTGTTGCCAACCCAGTAGTTCACGGGCTTGCCGACCTGGTTCAGCTCGACGCCGTTCACGATGCGCGGCTGGCTCACGCGCTCGTCCGAGGCGCCGTCGCCTCTGTTCGTGCCGATTCGGTCCGCCTCGATGGCTTGGAGCTGGCCGTCGCTCAGGATGAAGCCGATGTCGCCGTCGCGGCCGAGCGAGCGCAGGGCGATGCGCTGCATCTCCCAGAAGGACATGACCCCGCGGATGTCGGCGCGAGTTTCTGCCCACTCTCTGAACCAAGCCTCGGCGGCCTCGTTCCAGCCCGCATCCTGGGTCCGCGCCTGGGGCTGGTGCCCGTTGCCGATCACGTTGTCGACCCACGTCTGCAGGATGCCATGCACGAGGGAGTTGTTCCGGTCCTGGGCGCGCGCTTTCTCGCGCAGGGTCCAGAGCGTGGCGGACGACATGTGCCGGTCGGCCGTGCCCCCGGTGCCCGTGCGCACCTTGATCAACCGACTCGTGGTGGCCGCGTCATAGGCGGCGAACGCGCGCAGGCGCACGCGGCTCTCGGCCCTCCGGATGCCCCAACTCGGGAACAGGGACTCGATGCGCCGGTCCACGAACTTGGCCGCGCGCGACCGCGTGTCCCTCTCTGCTCGCGCCTGCTTGCGTGTCTTGATCGGTCTCGCCATCAGGGCACGTACCGGAAGCCGGCCCGCGTCACGCGGGTCGTGGAGGCGTTGATTTCGAGGAGGATCGCCGTCCTCTGCCTGCGCAGTGCGTCCAGGGACTCGAGGTCGTAGGCCCTGGCCCGCCGCCCCTCGGCGGTGTAGTCCTGGACGCCGTCGGCGTTAGCGACCCGGGTGAGAATCTCGGCGATCGCATTTTCGACGCGCGTCAGGTCGGCAGACGTGTAGGCCACGGTCGCCCTGCCAATAAAAAAAGGGCAGCGGCATGACCGTCGTCATGCTCACTGCCCTGTCAGTGCTCCGCCGGGGGATCAGGGCCGGCGGCACGTCATCGCGGGAATAAATAACACACGATTTCAGGATGTCAAGCCCAAACCGGCCGAGCGCGAAGACCTTACACCCCATGGGGTGTAAAAAATCCGCGCACCGTCACAAAGTTTTTTCGCCATCACCCTCCGATGCCGCATCCTCTGCATCATCGTCCGCCTCGATCTCGGCCGGTGCCTTCGCCTCGCCGTTGCCTTCCACGTTGCCGTTTCCCGGGTCCTTGCCGGTCTCTGCGGTGGGAGCCGTTACAGGCTTCGGCTGGGGCCCCGTGATCTTCTCCATGGTCTTCGTCCGGAACTCGCACGCCGGGCACTTCCAGTACTTGGTCCGCCGGCCCAGGCTGGTCGAGTGGGTGACCGCGTACTTCTGCAGCTTCTCCCCGCACTTGGGGCACACGCCCGGCCACTTGCGTGCGGGCGCCGTCTTCTGGCTGGGCGCCGAGCCCAGTCCGCTCTCAGCCGATGCCTTCTTCAGCCCAGGCGTCCGCCGCCGCGTCGTCTTCGTCCTCGCCATCTTATTCTCCTTTTCCTTTGAGTTCTTTCTCGAAGAGTCTCCCATATATCAGGTCCAGTTTCTTTTCTAACGTCTTGAGCCTTTTGGCGTTGCGGGCCTCGTCCTGCACCTTAATCGCCATCGTGATAGCGGCCGTAATCGCCAGTGCCAGCCACCATCCCCAAGACGCCTCAAACGTGACGAAAAGATACCCGACCATCAGCATAAGAAAAAGCATTCGCGCCTCCTTTCCCGCGGCTCATCGCCGCCTGTTCCGCAGCCCCCGCCAGGGCCGGAGCCGTTTCGTTCCCGCGCGCACGATGCGCGTGGGGCGCGTGGGGATGCTGCCTGTTCGCTTGGCGCGGCCCGCAATGTCGGCCGCGGCCCAGGCGTAGACCTCGCAGTCGAGGTAGTGGCTGCCGATGGCCTTGTCGATGATCACCCACTCCTCAACCGGCTGGTTGCGCTTGTTGTGGCGCGTGACGCGGCTCTCCCCGCACAACTGGCGCAGGTAGTCCTCGTCCACGTGCGCGTTCAGGTTGAAGGCGCCCGCCTCGTCGGCCGCGGGGCCGTTCTTGAGAAGGTGGTAGATCTCCTCCTTGTAGTAGGTCACGTGCACGTGGTAGAGACGGAGCCCGCCCGGGATGGGCTTCTTTGTACGCGGGTTGATGTCGATGTTGGCGATGGTCCACGGCGCGCGCCAGTCGCCCTGGCCCTTCATGGGCAGGGCGCGCGGGCCGATGCGCCGGCAGGTCTCGTAGACCTCGTCCGTGCGGAAGCCCGTGTCCACGCCCACGCGCACCGGCTGCATGATCTCGCCCGTGTCCTGGTTCGTGAACTCGGCGTTGAACACGAGCGCCATGACCTCGTCCCACGTCTCGAACGTGCCGTGATCGAGCAGCCAGGAGGCGTTGTCGCGGCCCCAGGCGCGGATGACGTAGTTCTGGTGGTACTCGTGCCGGTCCACGCCGGCGGTGATGAAGACCGCGCCCGTGGCCACCTTGCCTGCGGGCCGGGATCCGGCCAGGCGGTCGCGCACCTGGGCCCACTCGGGCGTGTCGCCCGGCTCGCGCCACGGCTCGGCGAGCCACGAGTTGATGAAGTCCTGCAGGCCCTCGAGGCCCTGGGACCGCTTCTCCAGGAACAGGTTCGCCATCTGGCCCCAGGAGATCGTGAGCGAGTAGAGCGACGACAGCTGGAACCCGG